TGGTTGGCAAAATACTGGTATCCGCGCTTTAAAAAAGGACGTGCGCCTTTGGAGATTTGCGACCAAATGGAAGGAAGGTATCCGAAAACATTTAAGTTCATCGGATGGCATACAGCTTGCGGTTGTTATGCCGTACCCATCCTTGCTAACGAGGGGACAAATAAGGATTGGTGGGAGAAGCCCGAAAACGAGGTCAAAGATACGCCATCAGGTTACAATGATTGGCTTAATGAAAATGAGGATCGTATTCTTGATGCGGCAAAACGGGGTAAACTTCCGTATTGGATAAAAGAGAACAAAAAATATGTGAATGTTTTACAAAAACAGGGAGGCTAAATTCCTCCCTGTCATTATTCAATTCGCATTATCTGCGGGTAGCCTCAATAGTCTTATCAATTCGTCGATCAGCAATAGAAATTGCTCCCTGAACTGTTGATCTTCCGACAGCCTTTTAAGCACGTCGGCGACAGTGAAGTTATAATCCCCCATCTTGTCAATCCCCTAATAGTTCGTGAATGAACTTTCGCCCAGCCTCAGTCCACACTGTCTGAATGGATGTCCCGGTAGATCCGTCCAGGCGGGTAAAAGCATACGTATGCGTCTTAGTGAATCCTCGGTTCTGGTACTTGTGATACAACAACCACTGACCGCCCTGTCGGTATTGCACGCCTTTCGACTGCAATATGCTATTCAGAGTCCTTGCGGACATGCCGAACTCCTTCGCAATATTATTAGTGTTGTACGTGCTTTCACTCATCAGGACGGTATCGTAATACTGAACTTTAGGAGCCGCCATTTCAAGCTGTTGTCTATGTAGTTCGTTCTGCTCGGCCAGGCGTTGACGCTCGGCCCGCTCTTGCTTCAACGCCGTAAGCAGCTTGATCGCATTATCCGGATCGTCAATGATAGCCTCTATGGTCGGCTGTGTGGCTGTGATGCCGTACTTCAGCAGTTCTTTGAGCCTGTCAAGACACCAAAGACGAAAATCTACACTCAACCATTGTGCAAAATCAAGGGCTACGTCTTCGTGGAGCCAGGTGGCGGGATTAAGACCACCGCGCACACTTTTAACTATTTGATTTTCAGCAATACGGGATTTTCCCGCAATGGCCTTAACTAATTCATTTGTAGATGGTAAGCGTAAATACTCATAAGGTTGCTTGCCGAACGGTTTTGCCATTTCAGTGGCCGATACATAGGTAATGCCGCCATCCATCCGGAAGGTCACCGGATTATTGTTATACTGAAATATCTGTGTGTTCATGGCTACGCGATTTTTACAAGGTTGAACATTCTGAATGACCGCCAGCCTTCGGCTATTGTATCGTAATACGTGAACAGGTGTTTGTTCGGCTTGCGGTTGGAGCCTTTCGTTTTGGGGCAAAGGTCGTCTTTGAGTGTGCCGAATGCCTGTCGCAATTCGCCTGTGCTCGATTTGATATACCAGAACTGCACGATACTGGTGCGCATTCTCATTTTGAGCTTGAATAACTCCCAAGCCTTGTGCAGGCACTTTG